TCAACTTCTAATTCTTCAATTTCACCAAAAGCATTATATCGCTGTAATATTCCAATTTCATCAGGAGATTTATAAGTAACATGATAAACATCAATCATTCTATTGCCATCAGTTATATTATAACTAATAGGATTACTATTTTCATCATTAGCATTCGTATTATTAAAGTCATAGCCTAACTTACCATTACGCAATTGAATTAATGATAGTTCGCTAGTTATAGCAGTTACTCCAAATCTATTTTTATCTATAAGATTTTGTAAATATTCAATATCAGCTTCATGTAAATCATCTCTAAATTCACTCATTACTTGGTCTATACTCATTTTATATTTTCTAATACCAGCATCATTATCTTCAATATAATCTTTACCATTATTAATAGGATAATATTCAGTAGGTGGTATAATTTCCATTTTAACTGTATCTCTATATACTTTTTTATAAGTTATACATAGTCCATAAGTAATCCAATAATACCATGCTTTACTATATTCAGTTTCACAATTCAAATTATAATAAAGAAAGTCTAAAGCATCTTGACCAAATTCTTCTTGTTGTTCATTCCAAGTAGTTGTATTTTTAGCTATTTCTTCTAACTCTGGAACATCTTTACTTTCAACATTAGTTTGAATACCTTGCTGATTTAAAGCATTAACAAACATTTGAGCTAGTACACTTTTTACTTTTTGACTTATTTCAGATTTTAATTTAGTATCATTACCTTGAGGTTGAACAATAACTGTCCAATTACGAAATCCAGTCATAAATTCACCACAATATCTTCGTATAATTGGATTTATTATATCATAATTTCTTAATTCAGCAGGAAAGTTTAATAGTCTACTATCCGTACTATTATATGGATTTAATACATAATTATAATCTTCTCTATTAAGGTTTCCATTTATAATATTAGTTACTCTTTCAATATAAGAAATATAATTAGATGAATTAGATATATTAATATAATAATTTATTGTATCTCTATTAAATTTAGCTTCTTGTTTTTTACTTTCACTAACATATTGATTAGGTAAAAAAGTAGTTGTATTATCTGTCATTATTATTTAGATTTATTATTTATATTTATTATTTAAACAAAGTACGTTTAAAAAAATTATGTTTATTAATATCACCTTTAAGTCTTATTTGAATATTTCTAACTGTTAATTCTTTAATATCAAACATACCTAAAATAAAAGCAGAAATTCTATCAAAATTACCATTAAATTTAAACTTTTGTAATTCTAATAATAAAGGTAAATCATTTATTTTATGAAACCTGTATATTATATTGTTATTTTCATCTGTACCTATTTTAGTATATAAGTAATCATAAAGAAAACTTAAACCATTTAACTTAATTTGACTATCACCAATGGATATACCATAATCACTTCCCGTTCTAGTTTTAATACTTGTATCCCAAGCCATAGTAGGTTCTTTTATAAGTCTACCTAATTCATGCCAAGCTCGAAAGTTAGATACAGTTTCACCTCTATTGTTTTCAACAAGTATTTTAGCATTATAATAATAAGACGCAGATAAAATTAACTTATCAATCTCAATCATAGTATTAGGTCTACCAACATAAATACCTAAAATTAAATCACCATATCCACCTAAACCTAAATTATTAGTACGAAGATATACAATAAAACAAGCAAGAGAGTTTTTATTAGTTACTTCATTTTTATCTTTATTAACTCCTATAGGATCATACCAAATTCGTATTAAGTTATCAGGAATAATATTATTTACAGTAGGTGGTGGAAAATATTGTCTAAAACAACCATAAAAGTCTTCACTTTTATCAAAAGGAACTCTTGTTATATAAGAATGTGTTTTAATTCCCTCATGTTCCAATTTATTATTTGATTTAAAAACATATCGACTACCTTTTTTACTAAATGAACCATCTATATAAAATTTAAAATCATTATTAATTCTAACATTATCTATATGTGAATTTAATTCAGGACTAGCAAACATATTATCAGTTGCACCACTAAAACTTTCACTAGGTTTATTTGAATATTGAGAACAATATTTAATATAAGCATCTGGAGTAGAATTTCTTCTTTTATCTAATCTTTCTTTTTCACAAATCTTAATAGCAATATTATAAATAGAATTACCAAATTCATCTATAGCATGATTACCAAATTCATCTACTCCTTCTAATCCATCAATATAAGGTTTATAATATCCACAAACTGTTTCTCTAGCATTATCATCATATATATTTTCAAACGGCATAAAACTATAAATAGAAGGTTTATAGAAAAGACGTTCAAATTCATCTTGAGTTCTCTTTTTACCACCACCTGTACCAAAGCCAATAATCATACCAGTAGTATCACTACCAGTTCGAGTAGTAGGTTCAGTCATATCTAAAAACTCTTTAAGTCCAGGACTATCAGTTAATTCATCTATTTCAACTGTTATAGCATCTTTACCAGCAGCACTATTAGGATCATTAGCAAAACTAATAGCAATAACAGAACTTAATTGTCCCATATCACTATTTGTTTTTTTATCTTTAAAACCTAATTTTAAGTTTTCTAAATCTAAACTAATAAGTCCTTTTTCAAATGGTGTTTCTCTATCATAAAAAAGTAGCTGTTTACGTACCATTCCAGCTGTTGGATTTTCACCTTGAACAAGATATTTCTTATCAGCAGCAGCTAATATAACAGTACAACCTTTATTCAAATTAACAATATTAGCAGAACTTATAGCCTCCATATAAGAAACACCACCTCTACGAGATTTAGCCATAACTAAATGAAAACCATTTAATCTAGCAAATTCTTTAGCTTTAAACCATCTATATTGAGATGCAAAAAATCTAGGAGAACCAGTATCTTTTTTAATTACTCTTCGACCATATTTATCAGTCCTTTCAAAAGCTCGATACATTCTACCATAATTAAGGAAATTATAATGGTCGCCAGTAATTCTTAAAGGTAATATTTCACCATTTTTTAATTTACCTAAAGCAGTAAATCCATTTCTTCTTCTATCACGTTCTATTAGTCTATAATCATTTTCTTCTTGACTATTCCTTTGAGCAAAAGTATAACATTTATGTTTTTCATAGAATATAGCAGGTTGTCGAAACAAATCAGTATTAATAAAACTAAAATTAATATTAGGTAAAAAGCCACCACTTTCACCCACTAACCAATCATTATCAGGGTCAATAAAACCCATTTCAGTAGCAGTCTTATATTTAGACTTATCTTCTTTAATATAATCTAAAAAAGGATAAGTTATTTGAACCATTTATTTATTTTTAATTTGTTTAATATTTATATCATAAGTATAGTCAATTCCTATAGACTTATTTGTATATATAGATAATCCAACACTATGCCTATTAAATTTATAACCACAACCAATCCCAATATTATAAATAGGATTAGTAAGAATATGTCCAGATATGAATAATCCTCTTTCATAATAAGTATTATTAATAGTTTGAATTAATGTAGGTCTATTATTTTTAGTTAATGCCATTCTATATTTTATACTATTTTCATAAACACTATCTTTAATTATAACTAACATAGAAGTATCATTTTTTACAGTATCTATATAAAAGTTTTTAGTAAAGTATTTATTTAATAAATCTTTAATAAGACTTGTATCTGTAGATAAATTACTTACTGCATTAGTATTAGTAACATAAGTTGGCTTTAAATTATTAGTAATACTAGTATCTATGATTGTATCTCTATAAACAATAGTAGAAGTTGAAGATATTGAAGTATTATCTTTTTTAAAAAATAAAAGATATATTATTATACCTATTAATAGTAATAATAATATATCTTTTGTAATATTTAATAAATTAACTATTTTCATTAACTCTTTTATTAACACCAACTTTTCTTTCTGTTAATCCATCTTGTACTTGCTTTGTTACAAGTAATGCTGTTATAATACCAAAAGTAGCATAAACAATACCAGCATCTTTAATATAATAAGCACAAAAAGAACCTGATATTAAAATTAAAAAAGCCATAAGTTTACTGAATGTAATATTCAATAAGAATTTTATTTTAAACATATTTATTATTTATTTATAAAATTTAAAAATTAAACACTAACTAAATCATCTTCATCAATTATAGTTATAGTAAATAAATTGCCATAATCTATAACACTCTTTTTAATAATATCTATAAAACTATTCATATATCTTTTATAATCATTATGAACAATACATCCTTCACTATACAAACCAACCCTATTTAAAATACTATATTTAGAAGCTCTATGATTATTAATTCCAAATAAACCAGTATTAAGCCTATATACTAATTTTGAACCATAAGAAGTATTAATATAATAATTAACACAACTTCCATATTTATTTACATTAGTAGTATTTGTAAAATCATATCTTGGAATAGAAGTATCTAATATATTATCTTTATTAAAATCTCTAATAACTGTAATAGGCTTAACTTGAATTAATGCAATATGGTCTTTTCTATTTTTATGAAATCCAAGTTGCCATGTAGATTTATATTGTCCTTTTTTAATTATAGCAGTACCTAAAGGATTTTTTCTATTAATTAAACTAATATCACTAGGGTCAGAAGTAACACAATATCTTTCAATATTCCATTTAATACCATCATTCCAAAATATAACTTCTATATCATTAAAAGTTCCACTAACTCTATCTTTAGCCCTAATTACCCATATATTTAGATTATAATTTTTAAGTGGTTGTTTATTATATAAAGAGTAACCATTATTATATGCTACTTTGATTAATCTATCAACTTCAATTAAATTATTTAATTGTTTATTCATTATATTATAAGTTTTGTTTGTGTATTTCTTGTCATTAATATTTTATTTAGATGTACATTTAATATTTTATTAATATCTTTCTTTAAATTTGTCATTGTGTACCATTCTGTTTCTATATTATTATTATCTATAATATCACCATATTCATCTATTTCAGGTCTAATATGAAATAGTAAATTATCTTGATGAACTAAACCAAATCTTTCTGTTAAATTAGCATAGAAACTTAATTGTAAATTATATATGTTACCTTTACTATATTCCAAAGTATTAATAGGTGCTTTAAAATATTCAGCTTTTTCAATAAATTCATTAGTATAGGTTCCATTGTAATTTTTCTTATAATAACCACTTTTAAATATTAACCTTTTCTTATTTGTTTTATAATCAACAATACTGAAATTACCACTATTAAAATTAATAAGTAATAAATCAATAAGTCCAGAAATTAAATGTTCATAACTATAAGTACAAATTTCAGGATATAGTCTATATCCATTTTTACTATATTCAACAATTAAACTAGCAAAGTCAGGAAATCTAATTGCTATATTAGTTTTAAGAAATTTATTAATATCTAATTCACCATGATTTGGATTTAAAAGAATATCTTTAACTGTATATATCCTACCATTTATATAGTTACCATTAACTCTAGTATAACCATTACATAATTTAATACTTTCTTCTAGTTTACTATGCTCTTTATTACCTCTATTTTGAGAATATTTTAAACCAATACTCCATTGTTGAAGTATTTGTTGTTTAGTCATTCCAACATAACGCCCTTTACCTCGACTTCCTTTTTCAGCACATTTACTAGCTTCTAATTCTTTATCAAATTTCTTTTCAAATTCACTTAATTTAGTAGTTACAGAAGTATAAGGATTTTTAAAGTTATCAGTATATTTATGTTTAAATTCATCAAAATATATTTCTAGTTCCTTGTTTTGCATACTAATTTATTTTTAAAAACTAAATTTAAAGTACAGTTTAATTCTTTACATTTATATATAAGTTCAGTACCAACAGTCATAAATAATATACTATTAATACAACCATTACATTTAGTTTTAGTAAAATCTAAAGTTTTATTTATTATACCATTTTCAGAATATTCAATTATTGTATCATAAGACTTTATGATATTTTGAGATGAGGTATTATATATTTTAGATATTTTAACATTACAATTACACATAGTTATTCTTCATCTAAACCAATCATAGAATTACTTATAACTTTACCACCTCTTGCAATATTATTTCCTTTTTCAATATCTATAATAGACTTTATTAAACTATTAACTAATTCAATATTTTTAGGTGCTTGAGAAACCATAGTATTAATTCGAGATAAATAATCTAAAAATATACCTATTTCATCTCTAGTTAAAGTATTAGCATTAATATAGTCTTCTATTCTTTCATTAACAACTTTAGCAACACTAGTAGTATTATATAAACCTCGTAACAATTCTTTTAAAGAACTATGATAAGCAGTATCACTATTTATAATATATATAATACAATTAGAAACTTCTACATCAATTTTCCAAGTATCCTCTATATCTAAATATGATTTAGCTTCCTTTTCTAATTCAATATCACTTAATCCAGCCATAATACCAGGACTATCAATATCAGTAACATACCATATAAAAGAAAGTGCTTTTTCTAATGTAATAAGTGTATTATTTTTATATTTATTAATTAATTTTTTAAAGCAATTAATATTTAAAATATCATCTGTTTTAATAGATAGCTCTTTTGATACTTTATTAAAGTTAAAAAATTTCATTATTCAGATATTTCAATATTACTAAATTTAAACAGTTCTTTATGTCTACTACTTTTAAGTAATTTATGCTTTTTAATTATAGTACGAGAAAGATTATAATATTCCTTTTTACGTTCAGAACAAGTTAGAGAAGGATTATTAATAAGAATATCTTTATAAGTTTTCATTAAATCAAACTTACAAGGACTAAATTTAAAATGACCTAAAAATGGAAATAATACATTCTCACCTTTAGTCAATTTACTTTTAATATATTTAGATTGAATACTATCTATAATTTCAAGACTTTCAATACTTAAATTAAATCCATATAATTCCTTAAACTTATTCTTTATATAAATATAATTATTAGTATTATCTACACTCATAGTACCTAACTATTAGTATATATACCCCATAAGTCAATTTCACTTATAATAACATATACAATAGGAACTATTCTGTTCATATCATCTTTAGTTTGAAATTTCTCACCTTTAAAAGATAATTTTTTACCAAAACTATTATGCTTACATAAAACCTTATCACCAATATTAACTTTACAAGTACCATCACCATACCCTACAACTATACAATCTATAGTGCTATCTGTATTACCATCTTTAATATCAATATTACTTAATACTATAAGTTTAGAAATAGTTCTAGGTCGTAATTCAATAATAATACCTGTACTTAAAGGTATAAAAGGTACATTACTTTTGGCATCTCTATATTTAGTTACATTACTTTTACTAAAAGATAGTTCATTTTCTATTTTGTCCATAAGATTAATTTTAATTTAATTTTAGTTAATTAATTTAATTTAGTTCAATTTAATTTAGTCAGTTAATTCAATTTAATATTAAAACATTATAACATTAAAACTATTATTTATTACAACTTTAATATTTGCAACACTTTTTTTAGATAAAAAATTTAATAATGAATTAAATAAACTTTTATCTTTAAAAGATAATGAGCATTGTCCATTACTCATTAATTG